GAGCCGGGCCAGCACGCTCGACGCGTGCGAGGAATTCCAGCAACGATTTCCGAATCACCAGTCGGGAGTCGTGGTCTACGGCGATGCGTCGGGCAGCAAGCTGCAGACGGGAGGGACGACGGATTATCGAATGATCCTGGAGTTCCTGGTTCGAAGCGGGTACAAGCAGCACCGGTTTCAAGTGCCGGCACAGAATCCGGCAGTGCGTGAACGGATCGCCCTGGTGAACGCACAGTTGTTGTCGAAATATGAAAGCGTAAACATATTCGTCGATCCAAGGTGCAAGGAACTGATCAAGGACTTTGAAGAAGTGACATACAAGACGGACAGCGGGGTCATAGACAAGGAACGCGATCCCAAGCGGACCCATTTGTCGGACGCCTTAGGATATCTGATCTGGCAGGAGTGCATCCCGCAAATACCGTATGGAGAACAGAAGAGACGGCTGTTTTGAGACATGAATTCACAAACCGCAAACCCGGACATCACGAAGGAACATCCAGAGTACGTGGAGCGGCGAGAAATGTGGCGCCGCTACGAGGATCTATATGCAGGCGGGGAGCAATTCAAGACAAACGCCACGCGTTATTTGATTCCGCGCCACAAGGAGCCGCCGGAGATCTATTATGAGCGACTGAGCCGAGTCTTTTACGAGAACTATGCCGGTTCAATCATCGACTGGTACGCCTCGACGCTATTTCGCCGTGAACCACTGTTGAGCTTCGAAGGCAATGACGCGTCGCGGCAGTTCTTCGCGGAGCTTGTAGAGGACTGCAATCGAAAAGGGACGCACCTGGCCGACTTTTTCCGGCAGCGATTCATCGAGGCGCTGGTGTTCGGCCGGAGCCACATTCTGATCGACTTCCCGCGTCCGGCGCATCAGGCGGGGACGAGAGCCGAAGAAGACGCGCTCGGAATGTCGCGAGCGTACCTGGTCGGTTACGGGGCGCCGGATCTCATCAATTGGAGCTACGACGAGCAAGGAAACTACGAGTGGGTGGTGCTTCGTACAAGCGCTCTGCGGAAGGCCGAGATTACGGACACGGAGTGGGTGCGGCAAACGCGCTGGTCCTACTTCGACAAGCGGCGGTTTCGAACATATGTGCGGAACGAGACGGAGGGCGGAGGGGGCGAAGTCAGCGTGGCGGCGGAGGGATGGCACGGGCTGGCGAAGCTAAATCGAGTGCCGCTGGTGGATCTTCGAGTCGGCGAGGGCCTGTGGCTGATGAATCGCGCGGGCCTGCTACAGATCGAGCATTTCAACAAATCGAACGCACTCGGATGGGCGATCACGATGGGGCTATTCGCGTCGCCGGTGGTTTACTCCGATAAACAATTCAACCAGATCCTGGGTGAATCGTATTACATCCAACTGGCGCCCGGGGATCGTTTCGGGTGGACGGAGCCGACGGGGAACGTTTTTCAAATCGCGGCAGACAATTTAGGCCGCTTGCAAGAGGAGATTTATCGCGTCTGTTACCTCTCACAAGCCGGCGGCGATCTGTCGGGAAACGGCGTGCAGTCGGGGGTCAGCAAAGCGCGGGATTTCTCGATCACGGTAGAAGTACTACGGGCGTATGGCGACGCTCTGAAGGACGTGATCAAACGCGTACTCCGGTGGACCGCCGCGGCGCGCGAGGACGCGCTTCGAATCGATGTATCGGGGCTCGACGAATTCGACATCGGGGACTTCGCCTCGGAATTGTCCAATGCGTCTCAGTTGTTGAACCTCGGCATTCAGTCACCGACGTTGAAGACACAAGTCTACAAGAAACTCGCGCTGAAATACCTGTGCGACATACGGCAGGAGACGAAGGACGAGATCGCGCGGGAGATCGACGGGCAGTAACAAACGTTCGGAAGGGAGGTTTATGGAAGAAGAGAAACCAAAAGCGGATGGAAGAGAGTATCACGGTGAGTTGCGCACAGTGATCCGAAGCGTGATCGATGAGTTCATGCGGGCGGAGCAGGTGAGAACCGAGCCTGCGCACCAAGCGGAGCTGATCGACGAGCGACGGCGGCGCGAACAACTGGAGCATAAGGTCAACGAACTAGCCGCCGAGAACAAGCGAAATAAGCAAATCGCGGAGGAAGCCGAGAAGCAGGCCCATATACGCAGCGAGCTGCAACGGCTTGGCGTGGCGAAAGTGGATCTGGCATTCCGGGTGGTGCGAGACGACATCCGCCGGAAGGAAGATGGCCGGATGATGGCGCACGGGGAGAGAGGCGAGGTTCCGATGCGCGAGTACCTCGAGCAATTCGTGGCGGACAACCCGGAGCTTCTGCCGGCGAGGATCGCGGGGGGCTCGGGTACGGAGCCGGTGCAGAGGGGCGCGCCGGAAGAACGCGGGATCGACCTGAACAAGATCCGGCCGGGAATGGACCCGGAAGAGCTTGACCGGATACGCAAGGAAATTTCGCGAGTTGCCGCACAGAGTATGCGCGGCCTATAAAGGCGAGAACAACTCAAAACAAGCGGAGTTCATTTTCGCTGGAACAGCGCGGGCGGCAGCCTGTCCGCACGTAGCAAAGTACGAACAAATAGGAGACACAATAGATGGCAGTCATTACAGCAATAACGTCAGCAAACGTCGCCAATGCGATTGTCAAGTTGGTGGCCGTGGACGCGCTGCCCGCGCTCATGGGAAACCTGGTGATGGGTAATCTGGTAAACCGGGACTACGAGCCGGTGCTGGCGCAGGCCGGCGACACGGTAAATGTTCCGATTCCTCCGACGCTGGTAGCGAATAACATCGCGGAGGGCGGCACGGTGACGGCGCAGAATCCGAACCTGGGAAATGCGCAGATCGTGCTCAACACGCACGCGGAAGCGACGTTTCAGATCCCCGACATCACGAAAGTGTTGGCGGTTCCCGATCTTCTTAATCTCTACATGCAACCGGCAGTGGTGGCTTTAGCGGAGAGGATCGAAGGCGACCTTCTGAACCTATACGCGCAATTCACGGCGAACGCGGCGGTGGGCTCGCCGTCAACGGCTATCACGGAAGCCACGATCGACCAGGCCGAGACCGTGCTGTTTCAGAACAAGGTTCCTGCAAGTGCGAACAAGTACCTGGTGGTGGATCCGACAGCATACTCGGCGCTGCGTCAGATTCCGAGGTTCAGTGAGTTCTACAGCGTCGGAGACGCCGGGCTGCGCGCGCTCATCGAAGGCAATGTCGGAAAGCTGAAAGATTTCTACATCTTCCGATCGCAATTTGTGCCGAAGACCGGCAGCGGGCCAGTCACGACTCACAATCTCGCTTTCACAAAGGACGCCATCGGACTGGTAGTCCGGCGGTTGCCGCAGCCTCTTCCGGGAACCGGCGCGATTGCCGAGTACGCGGAGATGGGCAACTTCGGCATGCGGGTGGTAATGAGCTACCAGCCGAACACGCTGGCGCAGCAGTTCACCGTCGATGTGCTGTACGGGGTCGGCGTGCTGCGCAATAACTTCGCGCTGCAGGTGAGCAGCTAGTGGTGTGTCGCGCTCCTGTTCGCCGTCATGAGCGACACCGCTTGCTTACGCTCGCGGCCCTGCAACAGCCGGGCAGCCTGAGTTGGGCGCGGACGGGAAGCAGAGCGAACTGATAACGCAAAAGGACAATTCGCCGGTGTTTATCGGATGTGCAGGCCGATGGCGCCGGCGAAATCGTCAGGAGAGGAAGACCGTGGATTTAAGAGTCTATTTTCACAAAATACGGACAATCGAAGCGACCATACCGGGGGACCAAGCGGTGGTTGTGAGTCTGGAAACCGCGGACGGCGGGCGCGAGGGAAGGTTGACCGAGGTTAATCGGGAGAGTGCGGCGAAGCTCGTGGTGCAGGGAAAATCGCGGCTGGCGTCCGATGAGGAAACGGCGGAGTACCGGGCGAGTGTGCGCGCGGCGAAGCGAGCAGCGGACGAACAGCTGCTGAGGGACCGGCTACAGTTGCACGGCTTGATACAAGCCGACGCCGATTTGATTCGGAGCGCTCTCGAACAAAAGGAATAGCAAGAGAAAACAATGGCGCTTTTCACGGATGGACCAATTCATGCAAGCGGCGAATTGCAGGCCTATGACACAAATGTGTTGACGGTGGCGAGCACGGAGGGAATCGATCTGACATCGAAGATCCGCCTGGCTCAAGACGAGATCGCGACCGAGCTGCTATTGACGCTGCGAAGAAACGCCACAAATGATCCCAGACGCCATATCAGAACGCGAATCGGCCTTGGCGACATCGTGGTAACAGCGCCGCTGAAGCGCTGGCACGCATATAAGACGCTGGAGCTTGTATATCGAGACGCCTACAACAATCAGTTGAACGATCGATACCAAGGGAAGAGGACAGAGTACAAGCAGTTGTCTCGGAACGCGGCGGAGACGCTGTTCGAAGCGGGCGTAGGAATGGTTCATCACCCCGTGCCCAAGGCCGGACCGCCGGTTGTGACCAGCGTGACGGCGAACGTCAGCGGCATGCAGTATTACGTCCGAATTTCGTGGATCAACACACTCGGACAGGAAGGTGCAGTCAGCGACCTGGCCCAGATCACGACCGATAACGGATCGAGTGTCACGATCGGAAGTCCCAATACGCCGACGGAGATCGGCTACTGGAATGTATATGCGGGTACGGATCCGCATCTGCCGTGCCGGCAGAACAACACGCCACTTCCGGCCGGCGCGACCTGGACGCCACTTCCTGCTGGTCTGACGGCGGGACCTACGCCCGGCGAGGGGCAAGCGCCAGAGTGGTGGTTTATCGAACGGCACATTCTGCAGAGAGGTTGAACTTATGAGTCAAGTGTCGAGCACCGTCAGCATG